ACCCCACTTGGAGCCACCGGCGGCGCCCAGCGTGTTGCAGACCTTCTGGTGGTCGTAGATGATCACGCCCTCGACGTTGGCCACCGAGTTCGTGAACAGCGGGTTGTCGCTACCCTGCTTGCCCGCCTTGGCCACAATCGCCTGATAGGCCGGGTCGAGCTTGAGGTCGCGAAGCTGCTCGGTCGAGCACACCAGGGCGTACCAGGGCTTGCCGCCGGCGCGGATCGGACGCAGGCGCTTGCGCTTGGCAACCGCCACGGTGCGAACGATCAGGTTCCAGTTCAGCTTGTCGGCCGCCGTGAGGGTGGCGGTCGACGTGGCCGCACCAGCGAACACGCGGCGGTTCGTGGTCGGTGCCGCGACATCGGCACCGAACGAAAGCTGCGGCAGCTGGGAAGCGGTGCGCGTCGCACCGTTGCTGGTCAGGGTGTACGAGCGGCCCGCGATCGTCAGGAACATGAGCTCGTCCAAGGTGTCGGCCAGCCAGAAGGCCAGCGTATCCTTAGCGACCGAACGGAAGCGGATCGTGCTTTCCTGTTCGGACATACGGCCCTTCGAGCGCACGCCGTTGCGCAGCTGATCGACGCGGATCTCGATCGCGTCGTTCACCAGCGCTTCCTCGTTGCCCGTGAGCTCGTTGTCGCCCACGATGCCGTCGCCGCGCAGATCGCCGACCAACTGCATGACCGCCGTGTTGCCACGCTCGGTCTTGGTCAGTTCGGTGATGCGGTGCACCGGCTTCGTCATGTCGGCCGTGTTGCTGCCCACAAAGCCGTTCGACATCCAGAAATTGGCGTCGCGACCGGCCTTGGAGACCTCGTTTGCCCAGAGTTTCTTTTGGGCCGCGCTCAGCGACCCGAAGGCGGTATAGGCCATTGTCTTGCTTCCTTTCCCCCGGTGAGGGGTTTCTAGGGTTCCGTTATTGCAGGAAGCGTTGGAGTAGCTTGGGCGACACGCGCTCGAGCTCGATGGGCGACATCTTCATGATGTCCTCCTCGGTCAGCTCGTTCGTGGCGCCCGGCTTGCCGATGGTGCTGATATCCGGTGCCATCGTAGCGGCCAGATCCAGCTTTGCAGCCCGGGCCGCAGCCGTGGGCGAAAGCGGTTTGGCACCGGGTTTAGGTACGGCCGGGGCAGCGGGTTGCGGCTTGAAATCGGGTGCCCATTGCGGGCCCAACGTATCGGACAACGCGGCCATGTCGGCGCGGAACGCCATATCCATCTTGACCTTGTTGTTGCCGAACTGGGCGAATTTCCCCTCGCCATTCCAGCGCGCGCGCGTCATGTCGGCCAGGGTCTGCAGCTGGGGCGCGGTAAGCACCGTCAGATACGGATGGGCCTGTTCGAGCGTTTGCGAGTGCTGGGTTTGAATGGCGTCATCGACCAGCGAGGTCTGCGGTGCCGACTTGGCCGAGGCCGCGATGGCCTCCACCGTGTCGAGCAACAAGTCGTCGAGGGCCGCCAATTTCTCGGCGTACTCGGTCGAATTGATCTCCGCATTGTCGTAGGCCTGCTGGACGGCAAGGCGACCCTCACGGATCTGCTTGCGTGCCTCTGCAACGGTTGCCGGGGGCTGAGGCGCTTGGGGCGCCGCTGCCGGATCCGGTTGTGCCGTGGCCGGGGCCAATCCAGCTTGAATGGCTGCGACCTGACCGGCCAAGTAGTTTGCCGTGTCGCGATGCTTGTCGCGATCGGCAATTACTGCGTTTAGCCGTTCAATCGGAACCATTTGCGGGGTTGCTTTGGGCTGTTCGACCGGAGCGACCTGTGGTTTGGTCGGCTCCTCCGGGTCCGCGATGATGCCAGCTTGCGCCGCTTCCTCAGCCGCCACTTGGGCAATCGCCTCCTGCAAAGCGATGTCCTCGGGGTCGGTGCCGCTGCGCAATTCCATATCGACGGCTGGTGACGCCGGCGCTGGTTGCGGGATCTCGGGGCTCGGTGTCGCAATCGTGTCGGTCATACCATCCTCTTTCGCGGGATAACGCGGATACGCCCGATCGGCGGCGGCCCGTCCGACGATACGCTCGTCGGCAGCGAGAGCGCCCGATGTCCGGCGGCGGCCCGGTCGTAAAACTGGTTCATGTCAGCCCCTCGGGGTTCCGCTGGCCCATCGACCGCTGGTATTGCTGGTCGGCCCGCACCCCCAATATTTGGGACTTTATCACAAATGCCTTGCGCCATGCAGTATCCGCGTCGGCCAGCCAATGCTCGTCCGTCGCCTGCCGGCAGCGCACCCATGCCTCGTCGTTCTCGACCCAGAACTGGATGTCGTGCTGCGGGTCGAGCCAGGCCATGCCCCAGCGCTGATCGCCGAACCAAGCGGTGATCCAATACCCGCCGTAGGGCAATTCCCGGTTCAAACGCTGGCAAAGCCGGATCGTCAGGTCCTGGCGCTCCTGGTCCGGGCGGGCCAAGGCGCCGGTCGGATCCGGGCTCACCATGCCCCGGATCTGGCCGTTCCACGGCGCAAAGGCCACGAAACCGTAGCCCCCTGCCTCTTTGGCCAGCTCGGCCATGACGGACTGGAACGCGACTTTGTTGTCGAAGATCATAGGACGGCTCCTGGGGGCGCTGCGGCGGCCGCTGGCGGGGCCATGGGCGGCCCGGCTGGGGCAGGCCCAGCGATGGCGGGCGGCGCTCCTGGCGGCCCGGCCATGGGCGCTGGCGGGGGTGCGTTGGGGTCTGGCGACGGCATATCGGGCGGCAGGCCCATCTGAGCGCGCGCGGCCGCGATGCGGATTTTGATCTGGTCCTTGTTGCCGACCGACGAGGCCTCAAGCAGCACGTCGTCGGGGATCGGCAGGCCCTTCTCCTTGAGCATCAACAGCTCGGCGAACTGGGCTTCCAGGAACGTGGCCGACATCGGCGTGTCGTCGACCACGGCCTGATACTTGCCGTAGGTGACGTCGTTGACGATCGTAGCGGCGGCTGCCCCGTTGGCCATGGCCTTCTTCTGGTTGATCGGAACGTCGATCGGCTTGCCGTTGTCGCCCGTGATGCGCAGGATCCGGGCCTCGGTGTAGAAGCTCTGGATCAGCTCGAGCTCCTTTTCGCCCAGCAGCGTTTTCGAGCGCTTGTAGTTGTTGATGTAGAGCTCGAGGCCGATCACGGTCTGCTTCTGCTTGGCCTCGATCGCGCGCCCGGACTGGACGTTCTGGATCTGGCCCAGCGATGCCTCGTTGACCCCCGAAATGTCTTTCAGATCTTCCTCGGCTTCGTGCTCGAGGTCGCGCATCGCAACCGGAGTGCCGGGCGGTTCGATCTGCTTGGGCTGCGAAAGTTTGCCGCCCTTGCTGTCCCAGGCGATGTGTACGCCAGCGGTCGAGCCGTAGCGCTCCAAGTTCTCGCGCGCCTGGACGTCGAGCGTGTCTTTCTCGTACATCCAGCCGCCGTTGGCCGCGCGCAGCACCAGGTTGAGGCGGGCGCTGCGGCGCGCGTTGATCTCGCGCTGGGGGTCGATCAGGCTCTCGACCATGCCCTTCGTCGTGCCGCGCCGGAAATAGGGGAAGAACGGGGTGACGGTGAACGTGTCGTAGGGCGACCATGCATCGTACACGATGATGTCGCCGACGATCTGGGTGTTGCGGATCCGACGGCCCAGCCGGTTCTCGACGCGGATCGGGTTGCCCATGTACTCGCCGAACTCCAAGACCTTCTTGATCTTGTCGGGCGTGTAGAAATCGGGCACGCGCTCGCGCTCGCCGGTCTCGAGATCGACGAAAAAGCGCTGGGGCACCGTCATGTAGTGCTGCTGGTCGATGACGCGGACCAGTTTGCGCTCCTGGTCGAAATAGTCGAAGAACCGTTCCATGATGTCGGCGTAGTAGCCCTCGGGGTTCTCGTTCTCCCCGCCGAACCGGCGCCACGGCGCGATCTCCGGGCCATAGTCCATCACGTTCGACGGCATGCCCGAGTTGCCCGGCCCGCTCAGCCAGGGCCTGACCAGCGTGTAGGCCTCGTCGCCGTAAAACAGCTTGACCTGGTTGAGCGACATCCAGCGGCTTTCGCTGACGTGCTCGCAGCTCTCGTTGAGATCGTATTCTTGGCCGTCCGGGTCGAGGAACACGGAGAACGGATCCAGCGCGGTATGCTTGACCTCGCCCAGGTCGTTGTTTGCGAAATCGAGGCGCGACGAATAGAAGCCGCGGCCCCCGATCAGGCCGTCCATAAACACCTCGCTATCAATGAACTGGATCTTCGACCGGTTGCCGATCTGCTTGCTGATCTGGGACAGGACCTGCGCCACGTCGTAGCTGCCGCTGTCGTCATAGGCCGGCAGGAACTTGATGTCGGTGCGGTTCTGCAGGTGGAAGCCGACCACCAGCATGATCAGCGGTTTGATCTTGTTCAAGGTCAGTGCCGGCCGATCGGCGTCGAGGACGCGCTGCAGATCCTCGGCCGCCCATTGCTTGTCCTCGACGAAATCAAAACACTCCTTGGCGCTCTTGGCCCATGTGTCCTGGGCGCGCGCCGCGCGCTCGAACCGCGAGGCGACAAGCTGCATGAGCTCCCAGTTCTGGGGCGGCAGTTTGCGCGGTGCTACAGGGCCGTCGAGCATTTTTCACTCCAACCCAGCAAGGGTGTCGATGATGGCGGCGCTCAACGTCGATGCGCCGGAATACAGGATCCCGCCCATGATCAGGCCCATGCAGGCCTCGGCCCGCTGCGTCCAGTGCCCCCCAAACGGTTTGTTGATCGCGTATGCCGCGACGGCAAGCACGCCAACCGCCGCAAAATCGGCAGCGGGGGTAAACCACAGCGCTCCAATTGCCGACGTCAGCACGTTCAAACCGTACTCGACAGGCCCAATACCAAAAAGATCGAACGCAGGCGGGTTGAAGCGGTCAACATCGAACCGCGTATAGATCGGCAACGTGGCGATAAGGGCGACAACCCAACCCCAGGCCCCAAGCAGCAGGTGATCGCGGCCGGGTCTCTCCAAGCCCATACTCGCCCCAAAGTAGCCCAGCACCATTGCCACATACAGGGACCCCCAAAGCACAATGAGCGCCGGATCGAACATCGCAGCCAACGGCGCTGCCATAAGGAAGGCGCACGCGATCCGCGTGATCGTCGTCCCCGGCTCGACAAGGAACAGCTTGCGGACGATTGCCCCAAAGCCACCGCCGCGAAGCGTCCAGACGTATCCGCACCAGATGACGTAAAGAGTTGCGAGAGCGTAGGTCACGGCAACGCCTCGATCTTGGCTTGGAGTGCGCCCAATTCCGCAAGCAGCTCATCACGGGTAGGCGCTGCGGGCGCAGGAGGGGGAACGTAGGCGGCGATTGCGGCGAGTTCTTCCGCCGTGTACTCGCGCACGGTTTCTTCGCCTGTCTTGACGTTGATTTCTCGAACTTGGGTCATGCGTTCCTCAGTAGTAGATGATGTTGTAGGAGCCGCTGTCGAACACGTCGGTGCCGCTGGGCGTCGTTAAACGAACGCGGGACAGCGCACCGGCAAGCGCCTTACGCCCAAAGCAGTCGTGGCGGTTTGCGGAGCCGTCGATGAGACGCCCGCCCCCAACCCAAGTGTTCGTCGCAGCATCCACGAGGCAGAAGGTCAGCAAGCCCGAATAGAACAGCGACGCACTGTTGTCATAGAAACGGAAGCCGCTGGTTTGGATGCCCCCGACAACCGAGGCACCAGACAGC